TTTAGCAGCAGTCTCAAGTAGTTCTTATGGATACTTTGGTGGTCCTGCAGTAGTAGACCGTATTGATTTCTCTAATGAAACTACATCGGCACCAGGTAATAATCTACCTCAACCAAGAGATAGATTAGCAGCAGTCTCAAGTAGTTCTTATGGATACTTTGGTGGTGGTGAGTCTCCACCTTTTGTTCGCACAATAGACCGTATTGATTTCTCTAATGAAACTACATCGGCACCAGGTAATGATCTACCTCAAACAAGAACTCGTTTAGCAGCACTTTCAAGTAGTTCTTATGGTTATTTTGGTGGTGGTTTTGTTTCTGTTAACACAATAGACCGTATTGATTTCTCTAATGATACTACATCACCAGTAACTGCTACTCTACCTCAAGGAAGAAATAGTTTAGCAGCAGTCTCAAGTAGTTCTTATGGATATTTTGGTGGTGGTACTCCATCTGCTGTTGACACAATAGACCGTATTGATTTCTCTAATGATACTACATCACCAGTAACTGCTACTTTACCTCAACCAAGATATAGTTTAGCAGCAGTCTCAAACTAAAACTAAATAAAATACCTTTAGATTATTAAAATATGAATGATATACTTAGAAATGTTTTAATTCAACCAAAAGTTGTATCAAAGGAAGGAATTGATTTTTTAATTAACCATGCAAAAAAAGCACCCAAAGATAAAATGGGTGTGTTTGATGGAGATAAGGCAAATGAAAATAAAGAAGGTCATCCATCAAAGGTTGATTTGAATGTAAGAAATGTAGATTGTTCTGATATTTCAAAAATTATTGGTGAAGTTAAAGAACTTTATGATAATATTGTTCATCATGTAATCAATCCTTTTTATGAATTTAAGATAAGAGATAGTGAACTTCCTCAGTTACTTGTATATGAACCAGGAGGACACTATAAGTCTCATTATGATGCAGTATCAAGGTGGAAAAACCCTGATGGTTCTATCATCTGGAAGAAATCTGTAGATAGAGATTTATCTACAATTCTTTTTTTGAATGATGATTTTGAAGGTGGAGAATTTGTATTTCCAGATCTTAGAGTTCGTATCAAACCAGAACCAGGATTGTTAGTTGCTTTTCCATCTTCACAGTTTTATCTTCATAAAGTAGAACCAGTTATCTCAGGAACTCGTTATGCGATGGTAAATTGGATGACTGTTCAAGGTATGCCTACGAAAGCAGATATTGATAAAGAGATATCAGATAAATACAATATAAATGTGTACTGATAAAAAATGTCTCAATTAATTAAACACTTTTTAGTGGATAGAGATACTGGAGAATGGATAAGAGGTGATATAAGAGGATATGTATTTCCAAAATTAAAAGGTTTGGAAATTGTCTATCGTTTAACTGATGCGAATGGAGATCATATTTGCTTATCAAGAGTTCCGGAGTATTTTGAGTATTCAAAAACTGTAACTCCAGCAGTCTTAGCAGAGTATCAGAGTGATTCAAGTATCACTGTAGTAAGTTCTACAGAAAGACAGGTTGAAACTCCAGTCATAAATGAAGAAACTGGAGAAGAAACAGGAGAAACAACCACAGTAACTGTACATGACGTAACTTACAGAGAAACAAATACTATCGTAGAAAATGATGGAATTGAAATTTTAACTCAAGAAGAATGGGATACTGAAATTTCTAATTATGATGCAAGGCAAACTCAAAAAAGATATGATGAAATAAGAATAATTAGAAATAAAGTTTTAAAAGAAACTGATTGGATTACTGCAAAGTCAATAGAAGATGGAAGTGTCTTAACAGAGGAATTTAAGAACTGGAGACAGTCTTTAAGAGATTTACCATCGGTTGGAATAACAACGGATGTTTTCCCTGCTTCTCCATCTTCTGTTGAAGTTGATGCAAATATCACTAAAAATTATTCTCAAAAATTAAGATCTATTGTATTAATTAATGACACTCTTCCAGCATTGCCCGAATCAGAAAGTTTACTTGTTGAGTAAGTCATAACATTTTTGATTTCTATCAAAGGCATAATCAGCATAAGGACCATTTTTTCTTACATAATGTAAAAATAATTGCATAAATCTATCATTTTCATGAGTTCTCAAAGGACTTCTCCAGTGAGGAACAATATTTCCTAAGTATGCAACACCATCACCCATAGGTGTTACAACTTCTCTTCTCTTTCCTGTAAGATCTTTAAGTTTAATAGGCCATTCTGCATCACCAGAAATATTCATAGTTACTGATACTTCGCAAGATGGTCTGTCTGTATGACAATTCATCCATCCTTTGTTATGATAAATTGTTGTAAACCAATAAGATGGAATTAATTCTTCATCTAATAGTTCTTCTAAAATTGGTTTGACTCTATGAACTACAAAAGTTGATGATGGTGGTGCATAGCAAGTCATTACATTTCCCCTTTCAGGATCATAATGAGTTTTAAGACCTCCAAGATCCTGCACTGCACCCATTAGGTTTTTATATTTAATTTGTATTGCTTCTTCCTTACTGATAATCTTTGGAAGATAATGCCATCCTTTTTTTGCAAAAGTACTCATAGTTATTAGTATCAGATATTACTATGTATTCTATAATCTTATATCTTATCCTTCAACCTTAACAAAGATAGTCTACTTGTATTTTGTCTTTTTGTCAAGATGTGCTATGATACATAAAAAAGAAAAAGATTTTTTATGAATTTTACTGTATATTCAAAACAAAACTGCCCCTATTGCTATAAGGTCAAACAAGTATTGGAAATGACGGGCAGTAGTTTTGAAACTCAAACTCTCGGTGAAGACTTTACGCGAGAGGAGTTTTATGCTAAGTTTGGGGAGGGATCTACTTTTCCTCAAGTAATTTGTGATGATGAAAAATTGGGAGGGTGTGTTGATACAATCAAATTTCTCAGAGAACGACAAGTCATCAAGTCCTAACATAAATAAAAACAAGGACCACAGAAATCGTGGTGTTGATTTCCTACTTAATGGAGGTAAAAGAAAGCAAGTTCAACCATTTCATATCATCTTCGAAAAGATGGTTTGCTTTCTAAGACGGGAGGTTACCATCTATTTCGAATTTTCCATCAAAACACGGAAAAGACAAGTAGTATCCCGGAGAAAAAAAAATGTTAGCAGCTAGTTTAGTTTTTGGTTCATTCCTAACCGTTTTATTTCTTATCGTGGGACTAATAGGTGGTTGGACTGCTAGAGAATACATGATGAACTATCGGGAAGTGCCTAGACCACATCCAGAAATGTTTGACCAGCAAGGTAACTTAATACCTGATGAAGTAATCGCATTTAATTTTGAAAATTATGAGTACGACAACGAAGAAGAAAACGACGAAGACTAAAACAGCATCATTAGATCTTCCAAATAATCCATTTGCTTTTGAAGTTTTGGATCTTGTTTCCAAGCAAAGGAGTAAAGTAAAAAAAGTTGAGGTGCTCAAAAAGTTTGAACACATTTCTCTCAAGGCACTGTTTATCTGGAACTTTGATGAAAGTGTGAAGTCAATGCTTCCAGAGGGAGATGTTCCTTATTCTGGATTTGAGGATCAGGCATCACATAATGGAACTCTTTCTACAAAGATTGATGAATCTGTTCGTAGAATGTATGAAACGGATTCATTTTCTATGGGTTCTAGTGATAGGAATGGACATACATCAATCCGTAGAGAATATAAGAACTTCTATCACTTTATTAAGGGTGGAAACGATGGACTGAGTGCCGTCCGTCGTGAGACAATGTTTATCAATATTCTTGAGGGTCTTCATCCATTAGAGGCAGAAATTCTTTGCTTATGTAAAGACAAGAAATTATCTGACAGATATAAAATTACAAAAGAAATTGTTGCAGAAGCATATCCTGACATTCAATGGGGAGGACGTTCGTGAATCTTATGAAAATTTTGTTTGAAAACTGTGATCCAGAAAGGGCAGATGATCGTGAACTGCCCAACAATTCATTCCTAGTTGAATATAAAGTTGATGAAGGTGCTTCCAGTTCGTATGATATTGCGGCAGCAGCAAAGCAATCTGAAATTTTTGATCACTACTATGACAAGTATAAGAAGGGTTTCGTGACCATGAATCAAACTGAGGGTAGGATCAACCCCAAACTATATGGTGCAAAGGCACCCGAAACCAAAAAGCGAAAGTGATTTCAAAAAAGGGGCAAAAAAATTTCCAGGAAAAAATTGGTCTGTAGGGTCGCTTGACTAAATAATTGCAACGGTCTATAATAGACCTACGTTCATCCAAGAGGCAGTCGCTAGGCACATAGCATAGAAAGACACCTCTGGACGCAAGTAAGTCGCGGAACGGAGCGTTCATCCCATGGTAGAATTTCTACTTTATACCACACTTAGTTGCCAACAATCCGATGCAATCATGTTTCGGATTATAACAAATAAGTATCTAGATGATGAACTAAAACTTGAATTAGTTGAAACCGTAAGGGACTCAACTCCAGGTTGTGATTGGTACTGGGACGCAAACGACTGAAGGAACGGGAGATTAAATTCACCCTAGTATTTCAGGAGTAGACAAATGAACACCTTAAACCTGATCAAGAAGCAGATTGACAAAGCAGCAGCACTGCACGATGCACAAATTCTTCATACCACCTATCGTGGTGTAAAGCATGAGTGCAAGCAAACTGGTGAAGAAATTCACGGCACCTTCTGCTATCGTGGTCGCACTTATGTAAAGTGATATGGGAGCACTACAAATTGCCGGGATCGTATCCCTAAGTTCTGTAGCATTTCTATCACTGATATACGGAGAGATTAAAGTTCTTTCCAAATAATCACAGAGGGGTTTCATCCCCTCTTTTTTTATGTTATAATATAGTGAAACATCATAGTATTATGGAGAAAGAACGACTTAAACTAATTGTAAGAAATCTTGAATTGCTTGTTGACTCATTGAAGGCAGAAGTATATTCAGATCCGAATGCCTATGTGAATAAGAGGGAGAATTTTGATGACCCTCCACAATATTATGGTGATTACGACGAAGTATTTAATGATGACGATGGATACCCAGACTAAAAAAGCAAAAGAACTTATAAAGTTGCTTGAACGTCTAATCAAGCAAGATCATCTCTATAGTGAAGAAAATCTCAAAGAGATGAAATCCCAATTACGTGCAGTAAAACAGCAGATTGCTGATATTGAAAAGGAAAATTCTAAAGGATTCGGTAAATGAGTGTAAAACTGGTAAGTGTAACTCCCGATGCGGAGAAAATGATGGCCTATGTTGCCAGAGTGTCAAATCCAAAAAATCAGGAAAACCCCAACTATGCAAAACTGTTGGGTTATTGTATCAAGCACAATCATTGGTCTGTGTTTGAGCAAGCATTTATGACTCTTGAGATTGAAACTACGAGAGGTCTGGCAGCTCAAATACTGCGCCATAGGAGCTTCACATATCAAGAATTTTCACAACGATATGCTGACTCTTCTCTACTCTCGGAGAAGATTCCTCTTCCAGAACTTCGTCGTCAAGATACCAAGAATCGTCAGAATTCTATTGATGATATTGATCCCTTTGTCAAACAGAAGTATGAGATGAAGATGCAGCAACTTTTTACTAGGTCTATGGATCTATATCGGGAGATGTTGGATGAAGGTATTGCTAAAGAGTGCTGTAGATTCGTTCTTCCATTGGCAACTCCTACTCGTCTATACATGTCAGGATCTGTTCGGTCGTGGGTGCATTACATCACACTTAGATCTGCCAATGGCACCCAGAAAGAGCATATGGATATTGCAGAGGCATGTAAGGAGATCTTTGTGGAACAATTCCCGACTTGTGCGGAAGCTCTGGAGTGGGTCTAAATATTTCATCTTGAGATTATAACAATGGCAACGTATCCAGTAATACATAAGGAAACCGGTGAGCAGAAAGAAGTGAGTATGAGTATTCATGACTGGAATAAATGGTTAGAAGACAATCCTGATTGGCATCGGGATTGGTCTGATCCATCTACTGCTCCGATGGCAACAGATGTTGGTGAGTGGAGAGACAAACTTGTCAATAAACATCCAGGATGGAATGAAGTCCTCAACAAAGCATCGAAAGCACCAAAAGCAACTGTTAAAAAGATTTAACCATGGCAAGAAGAAAAAGAGCATCTGCAAAGGATGATCAACCAATTGGAGTTGGTCTGACGACGAAGCAGATGAAAAGAAAAAAACCACTGAGTTCTAATTACTTGGTGGATATTGATCCACTTACTGATAATCAGAAAAGATTATTTGAGTCATATGCGGAACAAAAACATATTGTTGCGTATGGATGTGCAGGAACGGGTAAAACTTTTATTACTTTATTTAATGCATTGAAAGATGTACTGAATGAATATACACCATATGAACGCATTTATCTTGTTCGTTCTCTTGTAGCAACCAGAGAGATTGGTTTCCTCCCTGGTTCTCATGAGGATAAGGCAGACATCTACCAGATTCCTTATAAGAATATGGTGAAGTATATGTTCCAGATGCCGAGTGATGCTGACTTTGAGATGCTGTATGGTAATCTCAAGGCACAAGAAACGATTAAGTTTTGGTCCACTTCTTTCCTTCGTGGAACCACACTTGACAATTCTATTGTGATTGTCGATGAGTTTCAGAATCTCAACTTTCATGAACTTGATAGTATTATCACTCGTGTTGGTGAGAATACTAAAATCTGTTTCTGTGGTGATGCCAGACAATCAGATTTAAATAAATCAAATGAGAGAAACGGTATCGTAGACTTTATGAACGTATTGCGTAAAATGCCATCTTTTGATATAATCGAATTTGGGATTGATGATATTGTTCGTTCCGGTCTTGTCAAAGAATATCTCACTGCAAAAATGGAATCAGGTTTTTAATGTTTAATCATGTTGATATCAATCTCCCTCAACTTGAGAGGGAGACTATTGATGGGGTGAGATATTACTCTGTCCCCGATGAAGAAGAACTTCTCCGACTGGTCTCCATTACTTCGGTGACCAGTCATTTTAATAAAGAAATTTTTGTTAATTGGAGAAAGAAAGTTGGTAATGAAGAGGCAGATCGTATCACAAAACGTGCCACTAGTCGTGGTACGGATATGCACACTCTGACCGAACACTTTTTGAAGAATGAAGAACTTCCTAAGGTTCAACCTATCTCTGACTTTTTGTTTAAAATCTCTAAACATAAATTAAAGAATATAAATAATATTCATGCCCTTGAAGGTTCCCTATATAGTAAACAGTTAGGGATTGCGGGCACTGTCGATTGTATTGCAGAATACGAGGGTGAGTTAGCAATAATTGACTTTAAAACATCAGCAAAACCGAAACCACGAGAGTGGATCGACCACTATTTTGTACAGTGTATGGCATATGGTTGTATGCTGTACGAACTGACTGGTATTTCAGTTAAAAAACTTGTAATCATTATGGCTTGTGAAAATGGAGAATGCGTCGTCTATGAAGAGCGAGACAAATCAAAGTACATCAAACTTCTTACCGAATACATTAGAAAGTTTGTTAGAGATAAACTGGAACTCTATGGAACCAAATAAAGAACTAGAGCAGGCAATTCAAAGTAAATTTTTGACACCTTCTAAGTTTGCAATCGAAATTGAAAAGATTGTTGCCGAAGAAAAAATCAATTACATTGATGCTATCGTACACTATTGCGAACTCAATGAACTTGAGGTAGAATCGGTGACTAAACTTGTATCCAAACCACTGAAAGAAAAATTGAAGTGGGATGCTACGAGACTCAACTTTATGAAACGAACTTCGAGAGCAAAATTGCCTTTATGAAAGTGACTCCATTTGATACCTACCAACATTATTTGTCACTCAAAAATCATTTCACAAATCCAAAATACGACTTTTTTAAGTATGGTGCGAAGACCCGTGCTAGTATGACATCCTTCAATAAAAGAAAGGACAAATACTGGTTCGAAAAAACTTCACGCAAATACTCTGATGAAGAAGTCGTAGATTTTCTTGTATCTAATTTCACTGCTGCCGACAACCCGCAAAACCTATGGATTGGGGAAATTATCAATTCTGGCGAAAGAACTTACGCCGATTGGAAAAAGAGGAAACAGAGTTCGACTTACTTGTTCAAAGAACAAAGCAACGAATTACTCTCGAACAACGAATTAGAGAGTCTATTCGATTGTTCGAAAGGACACCCAATCCTATTAAAAAAGTTTCTTGGTGGAAACGTAAGTCTTGAGACGATGGTCATCTATGATAGGATCTTTTCGTTTAGGAAAAGGTTTGATAAGAAACTGACTGATCCTGTGTGGGAAACCGTCAGTTTGAAAATTCAAAAGTATAATCCTTTCCTAAATATTGACGTATTCAAATTTAAAAAGATTTTACGGGAAATATTAGATGAGTGAGTTTTTCGAATCCGAAATCATTCAAGAAGAATTGAATGAGATTAATAGAATGCAAGAAAAAATCTATGGAAGTCTTTTGACTTTCGGTTCAATGTCCCGTGACGAAAAAATTGAACACGTTGATTTGCTGACAGACTTGCTGGAAAAGCAGCGAGTGATGTATACTAGACTCTCTCTTTCAGATGACCCACAAGCGGTCGAAATGAAAGAGAACCTTCGCAAATCAGTCGCAATGATGGGTTTCCCACCAGAGACTGATATGCAATTCTTATTCAATAGTATGAGTGCTACAATCAAATCTCTCAAGGATTACATTGACACTTGAGACGACCACTGTTATACTATCTGAGTAAATCTCCCAAATCCAACCAATCCGAGGTAATCCGAATGTCTTTTGCTGATCTTAAGAAGCAATCCAAACTGGGCTCCCTGACCCAAAAACTGGTCAAGGAAGTCGAAAAAATGAATAATGCAGGTAGTTCAGGCGATGATCGTCTGTGGAAACTGGAAGTAGACAAAGGTGGTAACGGTTATGCCGTTATTCGTTTCCTGCCTGCTCCTGAAGGTGAAGACCTTCCTTTTGTCAAACTGTACTCCCATGCCTTCCAGGGTCCTGGTGGATGGTACATTGAAAACTCTCTGACCACTCTGGGTCAGAAGGATCCTGTGTCTGAATACAACACGATGCTGTGGAACAACGGCACCGATGCTGGTAAGGATGCCGCACGTAAGCAGAAACGCAAACTGACTTACATTGCCAACATCTATGTTGTCAAAGACCCTGCTAACCCTGCTAACGAAGGCAAGGTGATGCTGTACAAGTTCGGTAAGAAGATCTTTGATAAGATTACTGCAGCAATGCAACCTGAGTTTGAGGACGAAGAAGCAATTGATCCCTTTGATTTCTGGCAAGGTGCTAACTTCAAATTGAAGGCAAAGAATGTTGCTGGTTATCGTAACTATGACTCTTCAGAGTTTTCACGTCAGGATGCACTGCTTGACGATGATGATGCGATGGAGGCAATCTGGAAGAAGCAATATTCTCTAGAAGAGTTTGTTGCTCCCGACCAGTTCAAGTCCTATGATGATCTGAAGAAGCGTCTGGACTACGTTCTTGGTATCAAGGGTACTCCTAAGTTCCAGGATCAAGAGACTGTTGAAGAGGAAGAAGAGTTCCGTCGTCAGAATCGTGGTGAGAGCAATCCTATGCCTCAATCCATGAAGGAAGAACTGAACTCCCTGTCTAGTGGTGGTTTCAACGATCCTGATATCACTCCGACATCTAAGGATGACGATGATGATACCCTCTCATACTTCGCAGCACTCGCAGCAGACTAAATGAGATGGACCTATGAGAGGGTCTGTTTGACCCTCTTGGTTATTGCTACTTACTATGGGTTATTGTTTAAGTGATTGTGACTTTGGTATTTTCAGTGCGAATTAGAGATTCGTTTACATATTCAGATGATACACCATAAGTCATAATCTCTCTCATATCATTTAAAAATTGTTGTAAATATCCTCGTTTTAGCAAATAAATCGAGGATTTTTTATTGTTTTCAATAGTTTCGTATTCCCAATTTGAAATACCTCTTCTTACGTTACTACCTGATAGAGAAACTTTATTTCCATTGTCACTATAATTTAAAACAAAATCTTCATCAACAATTTTTCCTGCAGGAAGAATTAATCTGTCATTGGAATCTTTGATTTCTTTTGTTTCGTAATAACGAATATCATTTAATTCTAAAATGCCATATTTGTGTTCGGCATACTCATATAATCGATAGTTTGATAGTGGCCATTCATCTCTTACATTGATTATACCGGCAGTCATTAGAACAACCCAATCAAGTTCAGCATCACCATAAAATTCTTCTGCCACAGTGTCGGGTCTAGCACCCTCTACGATCTCATACTTATCAAAAACCGTAAAAGCACTCTGTAAATCATCACGTAACTTATTTCTTCTGAATAAGTTTTTGACCTTTAAATATTCTTTTGATGAAATTGCATCGGATAGAAAAGATTGATATTCTACATCCGGTAGTTCTCTAAAGTATCCCATTTCAGTATCCTACCCCCGATTTTCCTTCTGTGTCATCATAATCAGAATCATATACTGGTTCAACTTCTTTGAATTGCAAATCCATAATCATAGAAATTGGTGTTCCATCATCATAAGTTGCATAAGTTCCTTCACCAGTATAATTAACTGACATATTTTCCAAGAAACACTGTTTAAAATTATGCAGGAAATCATGCTTTTTACTTCCCTGCATATAAGTTAATTCAAAAATACTTGGAGTTTTTAGGTAAAGAGTTCCGGCAGTATTTTCTTTAGTTGGAAGTGTTTTAGGTGACATATTTTTCTTAAAAGATCTTATAATACTTTTAATTTCTTTCATTTCATTATCATTTCTAGGAGTCATTTTGAATTGAAATTTAAAAGATCTCAAAGTAGGTCCATTGAATAAAAGTTCCATGTTTGGATTGAATATTGTTCCATCTGTTCGTGCTTGTATTTGATTAAGAGAAACATTACCACCAAAGATAGCTGCTGCTTGTGATCCAAGTTGTCTTGTAATTAAGTCTTTTGCGGATCCTAAAGTAAGTCCGGTGTTTCCTATCTGTCTACTCAGGTCATTCCCAAGTTCTGAGAAATCTCCGGTTGCCAAAGCTTTAGGAAGTTGTTCCATTGCTGTAATACTTCCGCTAGCAAGTGCTCCTGCTAAAGCATTCAATGAATCATCAGTGTAACTCACTGCATTATTATCTACGAGATTAGATGGCATAGGCAAGAGAACGGTTGCAATTCTTTCTTTTGCAGATGTTTTTTTCCTCCCTTCATCTCTTCGTACAGTTAAGTCTTGTCCCACAGGAGTATAGTTAACTATTGCTATTCGCAAATAGTCTGTGTCTTCATATATCTCTTGATTTGGATATCGATATACGTTTGGCATCTATCTTTTTTCTAACTATTTAGAGCGAACTTTCGCAAAACCGAGTTCTATGACATCATTCATCTCTTCTGGGTATACTTCATACAGTCCACCAACGATTTGATTGTAATCATATTGCCTTCTGTCACCCCAGTGAAAGTTGATTCCACGGAATCCCCAAGAGAATACATCTGTAACTGCTACGAGAGGATATTCATCATATTGTATTCCTGGTGTCTTGGCAGTATAAAAGAAGGTATAATAATTACCTGCCGTGGGAATTTTAGAACCTTCGGATAAAACTCCTATCAAGTTCTCCATAATATCATCGGGAGTTTCGACCCCAACAAGATCATTAATCACACCACGCACACGATTCTCATTATCATCTGTTGGGTTTCTTCTTTGTTTGAGAGTTTTTCTTGGCATTGGTTAAAAAAGTTCGTTTTCTGTAAGAACCTTAAATTCATAACCACGATCTAGGCACCATTCCTTGGCAGCATCCCACTTTGCCTGATTCTTGGCATATTCCATAACTTCATAGATATAACCCTTTGTTTTTGTCTTTTGAACTTTGGGTTCAATACACTGCTTATATGGTTTGATTTCAATAATTGACTTTTTAATCTTCCCGTTATTATCTTTATATTTGATATAAAAATCTGGGAAGTATCTATGATATCTGTTATCAACTGGTGAGCGATAGGGAATAACAACCTCCTCACTAGAATATTCTATAATATTTTTATTCATATCACAATAGTAGAGAAATTTTCTTTCCCAACTACTTCTATAAATTATATTGCAAACATCTCCTCTATACTTCTCTGGATTTGATGGTTTATATTTACCTTGTAGATATTCTTTTTTAGGCATTTTTCCATCCCCTATGCGTCTTATTTCTTCCAGCAACGAGTTGTTGTAAGCACCCAATACTCAAATTATTATCTCTGGCAAATTTGGTAAGATTTTTTATTTTTACCATTTCGCCATTAGGGTTTATTAATGTGTATTCTTTACTGTTTCTTTCCGATATTTGCTCTTTTTGTTTTTTGGAAAGTTTTTTTCCTTTCATAGGATTTTCATTATTTTTAAACCATTCTTTTCTTTTGTTGCTTTGTTTTAATTTTGTTTCTTCTGAATGTTTTTTATTCCACATAGGATTTAATTCACCAAATCGGGCACTTTGATACATTCCATTTTTTTCTCCAAAATTTGCCCTTGTCATTTTGAATTTTTCATCTTTACATAGTTCTAATGTTTTTTCTCTTAATATTTTTTTAGTTTCTTCTGTGTGCTTTTTTCCATAAAAACCATTATTTACTCCATCACAACCACTATTAGATTCAATTTCATATGATTCTGAAATTATCTCAATATTAGAATCTATTCCAAGTATCGTATTAAGATTTTTTGTATTCCAAGTATATTCTTTTCTCATACCGAAGAACTTGCTATTCTATATTATTTATAAAATCCCTTATATGACATCTAAATAACTAATAATAAAGTAGTCGTATAGGTATTTAGAGTGCCAAGTCCTATATCAAAAATAATTACAATGAGTGATGCCAAAGATATTTTTGGCAGAATTTCTCAATCAAATCATTATGTTGTTAGTTTTTCAGAATTAACAAATCCAGTGACACAGCATATTAGAAAGAGGTTTGGTGTTAGTGATGTAAGAAGTTTTGTTTCTCGAAAATCTGGAATTTTGTGCTCCGAAGCATCTTTACCAACTAGTGGTTTTGCCACAGCAGAGGTAAAAGGTGATTTCATGGGCATTCCACAAGAATTTGCTCATACGAGATTATATACTGATGTTGATTTTACTTTTTATGTTGATAATGATTATAAAAATTTAAAAATATTTGAAGGATGGATGGATTATATTTCAAGTGGAAGTGGACTGAATGAAAATTCTAATCTTTATCATCGAAGATTTAAATATCCTGATACTTACAAATGCAATACCATGTATATCACAAAGTTTGAAAAGGATTATAAGAATGAACTAGTATATCAGTTTAGAAATGTTTTTCCAAAATCAATAACTGCCATTCCGGTTTCTTATGGTGCTGCTGATTTATTAAAAGTAAATGTGACATTTAATTATGATCGATATGTTATGAGTCCTAAACGTGCTACTAGAGTTAAGAAAGTTGCATAAAAAGATAATACAGATGCCCAAGCACTTGCTGATGATACTGGAAGAAGTATAGAAACAGTTATAGAATAACCATCTAAATAATCACAACTGACATTATAATGGGTTGTTATGCCATTACCAAAAATTAATACCCCAACCTATGAGTTGGAATTACCCTCTACTGGAAAGAAGATTAAATATCGTCCATTCTTGGTGAAAGAAGAAAAAATCTTATTAATGGCATTAGAATCTGAAGATCCAAAACAAATTTCTAATGGCATTGTTCAGATTCTCAATGACTGTATTATAACGAGAGGAGTTAAGGTTCAAAACCTTGCAACCTTTGATATTGAATATCTTTTCTTAAATGTTCGTGCAAAATCTGTCGGAGAAACTGTAGAAGTAAACATCACCTGTCCTGATGATGATGAAACAACAGTTACAATGGAAATTGAAATTGACTCAATTAAAGTTCAAAAGAACAAAAACCATAAAAATATCATTAAATTAGATGATACATACTCAATGAAGTTGAAGTACCCTTCATTCGATCAATTCATTGATACTAACTTTGAAGTAGGTGGAGAAGTTAGTGATGTTAATCAATCACTGAGTATGATTACTTCATGTATTGATATGGTTTATGATAAGGAAGAAAGTTGGAATGCTTCTGATTGCTCTAAAAAAGAATTGACTGATTTTGTAGATCAATTGAATAGTAAACAATTCAAGCAGATTGAATCTTTCTTTACTACAATGCCAAAACTGTCTCATACAATTTCTGTGAAAAATCCAGAGACTGGTGTTGAGTCTGAAGTTGTTCTTGAAGGGTTAGCAAGTTTTTTCAGTTAGGTATGGCTCATACGAATCTTGAGTCATACTATAAGATTAATTTTGCCTTGATTCAGCATCATAAATACTCATTAACAGAAATAGAAAATATGATTCCGTGGGAGAAAGAAATTTATCTTGCTCTTCTCGAACAATATATTGAAGAAGAAAACCTAAAGGCACAACAACAGAATGGCATTTAGTAGTCAAATTTTTACGGCACCAAAGATAGGGAAAGGAAATATTTCTTCCCCATTGTCTTCTGGTGCATCAAAAATTACTAAGGCTGCTCCAAAATTAAGAGTAAATAGAATGATGTTTCAAGGTAGGAGAACAATAAGTTCTCCTGCATTAGAAGCACAATCATCAATAGAAAATACATTATCAGAAACAAATGCAATTCTTGTAGAAATTCAAAAGCAACTTGCTCTGGATTTTGCAATGAGAATTGCTGATGAAGAAGAAAAAAATAAAAGATTTAAGGAAGAAAAATCTAGAAAAAAACTTATATCAAAAGAAAGTAGTATAGAAAGTATTAAAAAAATTGGTGGAGTAATTAAGAAGACAGCAGCAGTAGTCGCTGCTCCAGTATCAGGATTTTTTGATAAAATTTTAGAGTTTATAACGACACTTGGATTAGGTATTGGAGCAAATGCCGTTCTTACATGGTTTGAAGACGAAGAAAATAGAAAAAAAATAGGGACATTTTTCAAAATATTAACAGCAAATTGGAAACTTTTGAGGAATATACTTGGAGTTATTATTGGTGCTGGTCTGGCACTAAAAGTAGCAGGTGCAATAGCAACAATCGGAACGGTTCTTTCTTTTCTGGCAAATCCAATTGTTTTAGGATTTTTAGCAGGTGCAGGATTATTACTTGCAGGTAAGGCAGCATTTGACTTTATTAGTGATGCTCAGGCAGGAGGAAAAGAATATAATGCGGCACATAAAGTTCTCGATCGAAGATTATTTGAAGCTGGAATGAATAGAATGGGTGGGGATGTTAGTGATTTAAATCAACAACAAAGATCTAGGAGAGGTAGTGGTAGAAGAGGTGGTAGAAGTGAAGAGCAGGAAAAAATATATCAATCTGTCGTATCCAAAAGAAAACAATTACGCACTCTCCAAAAAAATAGAGACGCTGCTTTAGAGGGTGTTGAGGATGATACGGAAAGACAAAAAATTAAACTTCAATATTCAGTACAAATTCCTGGTATCGTATCAGGAATAGAGACAAGAAAAATTGGTGGTCCTGTAATAGCAGGAAGACCTTATATTGTTGGCGATGAGAGGGGACTAGAAACTGCCGAAATATTTGTTCCAAGAATTGATGGAACTATCATTAATAATAAAAGAACTCAAACTATTTTAAATGGTTCCAAAAATAAAGGAAAAGTTAATTTTTTAACCATGGATCTTCCCCCGATACAAATGAATAAAGGGAAACCGGGTCCAACTCCACCGGCACCAAAAGTTCCTCAAATTTCATCTACAAATAGTGCTGACTTGTGGAGAATGAAAACTCCAGAAATTTATGGAATATACGTATAAGATATAAAAATGAAACAAGTTCAGCAACTTAAATTAAATGTAACCAATATCAACAGTTTCCTTAAGGAGTCTAATAAGAAATATATTGGTCTTAAAAAAAGTAATAACGCACTGTCTGATCAAGAAATTAAAAAAAGTAGAATAAAAGAAAAAGAATCAAAGGTAGAAAAAATATCACCAAAAACATCTCCACTTTCTTCAGTAACGGAGATTGCATCTCCTAGCATGGGTCTTTTTGATAAAGCCATAAATCTTGGATCAATTTTACTTACTGGTGTATTAATAAATGCTCTTCCGGCAATAAAAGAAAAAGTTGATGAATTCAAAGAAGAAAATAAAAAAGTAATAAGTGCTGTTACTGATACTTTAACTGATATAAAAAACTTTGCGACTAGTTTATTTGATTCAATGACAGGTCCAGAATCTGAGGAAGGAGCTTTTGATGATATTGCAAAATTTAATCCGAACACTGGAGAACTAACCGGAGGAGTTTTAAAAACAGTAAAAGATACTTTTGATGGTTTTGGTGATCTGATTAATAGTATCGATAAGGCATTGGGTGGAAAAGGAACTGCGGGTAATATGTTTAAAACAGATGCTGCACCATCTACACCTACACCATCAAGAGAAGAATTGGTCAGACAAACAGAACGTGGAAGTGGTATGGCATCATTCCGTGAAGATGCTGCAGAAAACGCTGCTTTACAAGAATCTGTAAGAGGTCAATCTACATCACCCACCAGTTCTGCTCCAGATCTAAAGACAGCAATTAGGAGAGCAGAATCTGGTAATGATTATGGAGCAACTTTCAGAGCATATCTGGATGGATTCTCAAGAAGAAATGAAGATATAACAAATATGAGTATTAATCAAGTTGTTCAATATCAAAAAGATTACATTGCACATCAAAGAAGACTTGGTATTCCTGAAACGCAAAGAAGTGCTGCTGTTGGTGCATATCAAATGTTATATCCAGAAGTTGCAGCAAGTAAAACAGGTGTTCCTTTGACAGCAAAATTTAATAAAGAAAATCAGGATAGAATGGCAGATTACTATTTGAATATGGCTGGATATCAGCAATTCATTAATGGTAGAATTACTGCAGAACAATTCAACGATAGACTTGCAGGTCAATTTGCATCTCTCAAAACCACAAGTGGCAGCGGTGTATATGATACTGATGGTATTAATAGGGCATATGAGAACCTTCTAGATTTAATCAAAAAATCAAAACCACAACCAAAAATAACACCCAACACAGGTAATAAAGATAAACAAATATCTACGTTAAATACTAATATAGATGGAGATGGTTCAACAACTGTCATTCTAGCAAGACAACCAGTATTAGTACAATAAATGGCAAATACGGCAAGTAGTTCAATATACGAAAAACTAACCATTACAAAGAATGACAGAGAAGTCGATCTTGCAGGAAAAACTGTTGGATTTGATTACTTTGAAAGTTTATTATCTCCAAATGTAACAGCAACTTTATCCTTCGTCGATACCGGGTTTTCCCTCAAAGATGAAAAAAGGAACTTGCAAGGTTCAATTTATAATACCTTACCAATTACGGGTGGAGAAGAAATTAAGTATAAGATAGGAAAACTTGAAGGAACTTTATTAAACAATGCTGCTATTAATTTGAACCAAGAGTCACAGAGAGAATCTGTAATGATGAGTTTGATTTCTAGAGAAGGATTGGAAAATTATAATATTGCCAACTCCAAAAAATATAATGGAAAAATAACAAATTCTGTGAAAAAAATCTTAAAAGATTCATTCAATATAGATATAGATTCCGAATCACCAAATTTTGATGAAAGTTCAAATGCATATTCTTTTGTCGGTGCAAATGATACACCATTTGATTTAATAATTGAACTTGCATCAAAGTCGGTGCCAAATAAAGGAAATCCCGGATTCTTCTTTTATCAAACAAGAGAGGGATTTAAATATAGAGCAATTGATAATCTAATCAAACAGGAACCAAAAGAGACATATTACTATTATGGTGCATTGACTTCTGGAGTCGAGGATGATCGCAATAATTTTAAAATTGCTTCATTTTCTATTAGAAAAAATCAGAACATTATAAATGCCATGAAGTCTGGTGTTTATGAGTCTAGAAATATATTCTTTAATCCATTGACGGCAGAGTTCTCTGAAATTATATTTAAAATTGAAAATGAAGAACTGCAGACTAGTTTGGGTAGAGACATTGATTATAAACCAGTAAAAACGAATAATTCTTATTCTAGAACAAATCAATTCGTATTAGATGTTGGACTATTGTCTCCTAATATTGATGTAAATGTAAATAATGATCCAAGAGAATATATTGCCAAGGCAGCAATGAGATATAATTTATTGATGAGTCAAATCATAGATATAACAGTACCATGTAATTTAAATCTACTTGCCGGTGATATAATACAATGTGAATTTGAAAAACTCACAGATAAGAAAGAAGCAAATCCTTTTGATATAAATCAAAGTGGAAATTATTTGATTTTAGATTTATGTCATCATTTTGATCCTAAGAGATCTTTTACTTCTTTAACTCTTGTTCGTGATTCGTTTGGAAAATATACTCAAAAAAATAAAAAACTATGACTAATAATTTAAGTAAAGAACCACCCATCTTTTTTATGGGTAAGGTAGTAGGTTTTGAAAAGCAAGAAGATCAAGTAAAAGGTGGTGGTTGGGGATGGAGATATAAAGTCGCAATTTTTGACACTTACTCTTCAAAAGAATCTGATATTGATGATGCTGATATTGAATATGCGATTGCAGTTGCTTCAAATAGTGATGGTTCTGGTGGAGCAGATCGTCGTAGGTCTATGAGAATTTCTCAGGGAGATACTGTGATAGGACTCAAATATGGTGGAAAAAGAGGAATAGCATTTATTACTGGAATAATTCCAAGAACCAAAAATACAGTATTTGGTCCAGGTAGATTTGATACGGAGACTGGTTATTATGTAAGTTTACAAGCAAAAGGATTATTTGGAAGTAATCAAGAATTTAGTGAAAATGCAGGACATGAAACTCCTGAAACAACACCCAAATGCACTAATAAAGATAAGACTGTTCCTGCGAAGAAAAAAGAAGATTTGTTTTCTAAGTTTGGTTTAGGTGACACCGAAAATAAAATAGGTCAATTCTTAAAACCACCAAAGGTAATATCTAGATTATCCGGATTATTTTGATAAATACGAACTAAGGAGGTAATATAAATGGCTACTTGTGCATCATTAACGACTGGAACAACAGTCTTCATGGCAGATCCTTGTAAGGACAATACTCTTGCAAAAATAGAAGCATATACAGAAAACTTTTTTGATCGTATTGGAAGAATTGACTCTGCAGTATTAAATCTCCCAAATGAAATAAATGATGTTGTAAACATAGTTGGTGATACTGCCAACGGACTTATTAATACAATGCTTGGTGGTCTTCAAGATGAACTTGCCAAACTAATACCTATTGGGATAAAATTACTGGAGAAATTTCTAGCAAGTATAGGAAGGACAATTCCTGAAATTATTGCAATTGAGACACCACTTATTCCTTTGGTTCAGACCCTGTTTGATGGTCTATTCTGTGCCGCAACAAAGGTAATGAATGGTGCAAAGGATGCCTTTACCGATATTATTACTGCTGCCGCAAAAAATGTTCTGAGTGGTACGGCATGTGTTGCACAAGAAATTGTCGGTGCCTTTACTAATAATGTAGTTAATATTGTCGATTCAATTGCCGGACCATTAATTGAACCAATTAGTAACATTTTAAATGCTTTCACTGGTGGAATTTTCAATTTCAATGTAAAAGATTTTCTTCTTACTGGAATTAGTCTGGCAAGAAAAATTCAAAACTTATTCAGTTGTGATGATGAAAAAATTTGTCCTGCCACGAGTAAATATAAGATTGATCAGGGACCACTCAAGGACTTAAGTGAAGAAGATCAAGATAGTATATGGAACACCGTTCTTAGTGGTACGGCAATATCACAAGGTGCTGCCAATTTATCAAATGATTTTGAAAGAGCATATGGTAAGTGGAATATTTTTGGATCACCACTTGGTGAATCATCATCATTAGAACCATGTAATTTTGGTAACGTTACTAAGTGTGGTCTTCCCACTGTAAGTTTCTTTGGTGGTGATGGTATTGGTGGAGCAGGAAATGCACTGCTTGGAGGTATAATTAATAATGTAGATACAGAAGATGCTGTTGGAGATGTTCTAAAGATTGGAAGTATTGTTGGAGTTGAATTGACCGATCCTGGAGTTGGATATACTGAAGCACCTATTGTAACATTCCAGGATAGTTGTAATAAGGGTTATGGTGCATATGGTAGAGCAATTATTGATCAGGTTCCAACATCACCGACTTTTGGTCAAATCACTGCCGTTGTCATGACAAGTGAAGGTGCAAATTATCCTGCAGAAATTGATGAATTGCCACTCTTTATTAGAGAAATTATTATTGAAGATCCTGGTAGTGACATCACTGAAGAAGAAATTGAAAGAATTGAGAGAGATGGAGGAATTGAGGGAGTAGATCTTGAAATTGAAAATGGAAGAGTTATAAGAGCAACTCCGAAACCATTTGCATACAATGGATTACCCACTCTAAATATTAGTGGAGCAATATTGAGACCAATAATGACAACCACTCCTCCACCATCCGAGATCATTAAAGTTATTGATTGTATTAGTAGTTGATTATGGCACAAGAAACTAGAGTTTTTGATGGATATGGACCAAAACTTCAAATAGAAACAGGAAATCCTGTAATGGGAACTCCTGGAAGAGCATCGTTCTCTTTAATGTCAACAACTGATTCTAATGTGAAATTTGTTCAGGCACATACTGAGAGTGGTCTTACAAAATTTTACAGTGAAGGGTTCATGCAATTTGAAGCAGGATCTCATCCTAATTTAGCATCTAAGAGTGGAACTGCATTTTCCTTTATCGCACATAAAGGTGATTGTACAGTTAATGCAGAAAAGGGAGCAGTAAGAATAAGTGGAAAACAGATAGTTCTTGAGGCAAGTCGTGAAATTGTAATCCAATCTCCTAAAATTAGAATTGGATATGAAGAAGAAAATAAAACTAAAGATGTAAAAATTATTGGACAAGAAGTCGATATTAAGTCAAAAAAAGGATCTCTTGCTGATTCATTATTATCCAGTACAATGATCAAAGCATTCACAGGAACACTCGTCTCAGATTTGGCAATAGCTGCGTCGGCATCACCAGTTTCTTCTGCAGTTAGTACTATTGTTGGTGGTGAGAGTAATATTTTAGATATAAACTTCATATAAAGATTAAAAATGGCACAATGTCCCGTACCATCAAACATAACATTTACTAGGTCTGGTGATTCAGTACTTGAAAATGTAACCATATGGGGAAAAACTTGCCTAAATGGAATTGATATTACAGGAGAGGCACTCTTTTATGAGAATGCGACCTTCAAGAAAGATGTAACTATCGAAGGAAACTTAGATGTTGATTTTCTTACTGCAAAAATATCTTTTGATGTTGGTGTTGGTGGAACTGTATTTACTGCTGATACTAGAACAGATAGAGTTGGTATATTCACGGCAACACCCGTACAAAAGTTTCAATTTAATTCTGAAGAGGAAAATACAGTTGTAATTACCGGTCTAGGCACTGTTGGTATAGGAACCACAAATCCTGGAGTTGGAATTACTGATTTCAACAATTCTACGCAGGGAAAATTAAGTCTTGATTTAGAAACTCTATCAGTAAGAAGAAACATTTATGATTCTGCCGGTTCTCATGGTGATAATGGTGCGTTCCTAAACCGTGATGAATATGGTATTCGCTGGGTAACATTTGAACCAGCATTCTCTGAAGGTATTTTTGTTCAGGATGAGGGTCGTTACATATCAAGTTCCACTGATCCGGCAGATCCTTATGTTGGTGCAGCGCAGTCATTTACAGTATTTAATTATAGACAGATTAATAGTCTTGGTTTAGGAACAGATACAACCATTCCAATCGCTGATATCGGTAATCCCATAGAAATTGTAAGAATACAAACACAGGACTTGTGGGGATATGTAGGAACTGGTAATAGTGCTCCAATCTATAGGATGACCCAAGTTGGAATAAAAACAAATAATCCAGGGTTTGATCTAGATGTAAATGGAACATTAAATGTTAATGAATTAGCAACATTTAATGACCCATTTGATGCTACAAGTTCAGCGAATGGATCTGTTCACGTAGATGGTGGTGTTGGAATTGTTAAGAGGTTATTTGTTGGTAAAGATACCAAAGTAGAATCTACTACTGGAGCTGTAGGATCAGGTGTTACGGCAGCATTACAAGTGGTCGGTGGTACTGCTATTGGTGAAAAACTCTTTGTTGGTAATGATACTAAAGTAGAATCTACTACTGGAGCAACTGCTTCTAATGCCGTAGCAGCATTACAAGTTGTTGGCGGTACTGCTATTGGTGAAAAACTCTTTGTTGGTAATGATACTAAAGTAGAATCTACTACTGGAGCAACTGCCTCTAATGCCGTAGCAGCATTACAGGTGGTCGGTGGTACTGCTATTGGTGAAAAACTCTTTGTTGGTCAAGAAACTAAGTTAGAAAATACATTAGAACTTGAGAATGCAATAATTGATATAAATCAACAAACTGGAGTTAATGGAAAAGATTATCGTTTAGCGTCTGTTGGTGCTGGTGTATCTTGGAGACCATCTGGTGTAGAAACAGAGAATACGATTTGGGTATCTAAAGATGGTGATGATTCAAACACTGGATTATTGGAAGGTGATGCTAAAGCAACTGTTGGAGCTGCGGCAGCGATTGCTCAACCTGGAGATACAATTAAGATTCGTCCTGGAAGATATGTTGAAAATAATCCAATTGGTCTTCAAAGAGATGTATCAATTACTGGAGAGGATTTAAGACTAGTCACTATTGAACCACAAAATCCAACTTTGGATGTTTTCTGGGTCAGAAGAGGATGTCTGATTGAGAATTTAAATTTTGCTGGTGAAACTGTTGGTGTTGCTCATACTGGTGCAGGTGCAGTTGCATTCCCAATAACTGGAGTAACTGCAAACAGTGGATATACTGCCGCTGGTCCAGCAGATGAAGGTCCCACAAATCGTTGGAGATCTCCATACGTTAGAAACTGTACCAACTTCATGACCAAGAGTATTGGTATGAGGATTAATGGTGATGATGCAGTAGCAAATTATTCAGGAACAGTAATTCCTGGAGCAGATTTAAAATCAATGGTTTGTGATTCATTCACACAATATAATGAAAATGGTATAGGTGTATCTCTGACCAACAATGCATACGCTCAGTTGGTTTCTATCTTCACAATCAATAATGATATTGCAATCTATGCCGATACTGGAGCACAATGCGATCTTACAAACTCCAACTCATCGTTTGGTAATTTTGGACTAGTTGCTGTTGGTCTTGGTGCAACACAATTTACTGGTAAAGTAAATGCTGGAGTTATTCCTGGAGATAATTCTGATGTAGTTGTTGGTAAAGGAGTTACAGATACGAACAATAATCCAAGAAGACCTTTTGATGGACAAGCATTATACTTCCAAATTGACTTATCAAACTATCCAGATGTTCCTACAGCAGAACAAGCAACTGGAAGAATAACAGCACCACTTCAAGAACTTTCAAGCATTAAAGTTATTGGTTCTCCAGGAGGATTTTCTCCTACATCTCCACCATCAGTTATTATTAGAGATAATGATGGAACTCTTATTCCAAAAGGACCACAGAGTATCGTTGCAGAAGCAAGTGCTACTGTTAATGAAGATGGAATTTTAACCGAAATTGATGTTATTAATTCTGGAAGAAACTATCTACCTACTCAAAATATTGTAGTAGATGTGGATGGTAATACGGGAATTGCAACTGCAGTTATGAAACCAATTTATTTTACAATCTCTGAAGCAACAGAGAACACGACTGGAATAACTACAATGACTTTTAATGAATTTGTTCCTTACGAACTATTTGAGGATGACCCCTTTACCTTACAAAGAATTAGTCGTATCCTAACCAGTTCTCATTCTTTTGAATATGTTGGTTCGGGTACTAGCATAAATACATCACTACCTTTCCAAGGCGCTCTTCCAATAAAAGCGAATGAGGTTGTTGCTAGTAAGGGAGCTCAAATTCCATTCACTTCAACAGACCAAAAAGGAAACTTTGATATCGGTGAGGGAATTCAAGTCGATCAAACCACATCTACAGTTAGAGGAAGGGACTTTAGTAAAGCAATTCAGGCAGAAGTTACACCACTAATACTTGCGTTGAGATAATATGGCAATCGCACCACTTAATAAGTTTATTACAATTGCAGTTCCTGTAGCACCAGGAGAACAAACTGTCTATACTGCACCAACTGGAGTTTCATCTATTGTTCTTTATGCATCTGTTGCTAATGTTGGAGTGAATACTTATCCAACGGTTACTTTTACGCATAGAAGAAAGAGTACTGCAAATAAGACATCGGGCAACACTAGAAATATTAGAGTTATTAGAAATGGTGAAATACCACCACAAGATACATTAGTTATTGTTGATGGTAGATTAGTATTAGAAAGATCGGCATTGGTGCAAGATTCTGTTGTAATTGAAGGAGTTCAGAGTGGTGTTGTTGCAATAAGCACCGTTCAATATGATAACAATACAGGTATTACAACTGTAGAAACATCAACACCTCATGGATTTGAGACAAATGATGAGATCACAATGAGTGGAATTGAATTTAGTTGTGGTTCTTACGTTGGTGGTATAACTACATCCATTTTCCCAGATCCACAAAAATCTTTTATTGTTGATAGTATTACCGGTCCTGTTGGAACTTCTCTTACGTTTACTACTAATACTGGTGTCGTTGCCGGAATCGCACATACATATGTTAGTGGAGGGCAAGTTGCTCCATTGCAAATGGAATTTATTATGAGCATCTTAGAGAACAGTACTACTTGATAAGAAATGTCCAAATATATTTCAGGTCGCTATAAAAAAACCCCACAATCGGGATTAACTTCCGATAGATATAGATATTTGTCTCCAGGTGATGCCGAACCAAACCTTGGAGATCCTCCCAATATTAGCGGTTCTCCAAACTTACCAGCAGGACAACAGTATATTGTTGTTGGTTTTATTGATAGACCGGGAGAAAGATTTTGGATTCCGAACCAAGGTGGTATTATTCCTGGTTCAATTAGTGTATTTGAGGAAAATGAACTTGTTGGTGGTCTGAGCAGTACAACACAACTAAATTTTGAAGGTAATGCAATTACTGCAGAAGGTATTCAATTACCACAACCAGGTGTTGCAGTAACAATCACAGTTGCACCTCCTGGAGATAATAATTCTGTATTATTCAAAAATAATAATGATTTTGCTACAGATAGTAGATTTACTTTTGATGATGGGTTCTTTACTGCTGGAGATAGGATTACTGTAGGCACCGGTGGTACAGTAATTACAACAACTGGTATTGGTTCAGTTGGTATCGGAACAACAGATCCTACTGAAAGATTACATTTAAATGGTGATTTTAGAATCACAGGGACGATTTATGATTCTTTAAATCAACCAGGAGGTACTAATGACATACTGGTAAAAAATTCAACCGGTGGTCTTTTGTGGGTCAATGCAAATTCTGTTCAGTCAGGTGCTGGTGGAACTATAGGTCAAATTCAGTTTCATAATACTGCTGGTCTTGTAGATGGTGCAGAAAATTTCTATTTTGATTTCAATAATAATAGGGTTGGTATCGGAAGCACAATACCAACACAATTATTAGATGTTCTTGGTATATCTACATTTAGTGGTGGTGTTTTTATTGATAATCTAACTGTAACTGGAATTTCAACATTTGAAAACGATTTAGACGTTGATCAAAAACTAACAGTAGATGGTTTATCAGATTTAGACGAACTATATGTTGCTGGAATTGCAACTTTTAATAATAATATTGTTGCCAATTTTAATTTAGATGTAGATGGAACAACAGACTTAGATATACTTAATGTTTCAGATACGGCAAAGTTTACTAATATAAACAATAACATTTTAGGTGACAGTAACACTGGTGCCGTTCAAATTGATGGTGGAGTTGGTATTGATAAAAATTTGACGGTTGGTGCTGCAATAACAGCACAGAACCTTAGAGTTTCTGGTGTTGCCACTGTAGGAACACTTGATCTTAATATACTTCAACTTAGTAATTTGACAGTTACTGGAATTTCAACTCTTGCTAATGTTGTAGTAGATACAAACACTATAAGCGCCAAATCAGGAACAGGAAATTTAATTCTTGATGCGGTTGATGAGAATGGTGTTGTTCAGATTGATGACCAATTACTTATAAATGTAATCACGGAATCTGCAGGTAAAGATAGTGGTTCTATTATTACTGAGGGTGGTATTGGTGTAGAAAAAAGTGTAAATATTGGACTAGATTTAAATGTAGGTGGTGCAGTATCATTCACTGGACCTTCTGCTGGTATTGCGGTAACACTTGCCGCTGCTGGTGGTATCACAACAATTGGTGGAGATCTTTATGTTGGTGGTAATTTGTATGCCGATATAGTAGCAGATGATCTTGCTGGTGGAACCGCAGGAGATCTTGTATATCAAGATGGTCCAAATTCCACAACATTTTTGGCAGATCCCGGAGCATCTGGTGATGGTTATCTCTTAAAATGGGATAATAGTAATACAAAACCAGCATGGATGAATCCTGCAGATCTTCCAGCAGGACCACCAGGTCCACCAGGTCCACCAGGTCCAGCTTCAACAGAACCAGGACCACCAGGACCACCAGGTGATGATGGAGTACCAGGTCCACCAGGACCACCAGGTGATGATGGAGTACCAGGTCCACCAGGTGATGATGGAGTACCAGGTCCACCAGGACCACCAGGTGATGATGGAGTACC